AATATGCACCATTTAGAAAACAAATATTATTTTTTGATAAAAAATTATTAATTTTAATAATAAAATTATTTATATCATCAGTGCTCCATTCAATATATTTATTTTTATTTGCCCATTTGAAAAAATTGGATTCTGGAACATTTTTTAAAGTTTTAAAAGTTTTAAAAGTTTTAAAAGTTTTAAAAGTTTTAAAAGTTTTTTTAGTTCTTTCGTGTTTGTTTGTTTTTTTAACCATTTCTAAATTATAGTTCTATTTTATTTTGTTTTTTATAAAATTGAATAAATAATAAATATATTGACTAGTTTATAAAAAATAATTGTAATCTATAATTGTATTCTATAATTTTATTCTAGAATGGATTGAAAAGAAACATTGGTATCCTTTAACCGCCTAAGATTTTAGAAAATCTTAGTTTTGGTTATGCTGATAGCGCTGAAAACCTAAAGGTTTCCAGCTGTATTGCATCCCTAAGCTATATGTGTTTAAACACTTATAGGCATTTAAGGGATAAATCAAAAAATACCAACAAAAAAAATGATAGTGATTTCGGATACGGAAAATATGAGAAATGGATATGGGATAATAACAAAAATTATTTACATCTATTAAAATATGGTGTCTTAACACAAGATAAATATAGAAATTTATGGAAAAATTTTGTAATAAAATATCAAAAATGTTTTACTAATCATAAAATTAATATTGATGATTATTTAAATTAAATACCTGGCTTAAGATAGTCTATTTCATCATATTTAAAATTTAATTCATCTTCTTTAAAAACTTCTTGAACGAATTTCAATAGTCTTTTTCCAGAATTATATTTACCATAATTTTTTATAAACCAATCTCTTGGTTGATATTCATTATTGTTTAATTTTTTTAAAAATTTTGCAAGTGTTTTTTCAAATGAATCAAAATTATATAAATCCACAAATTCACCTGTTTGGTCATTAATATAATGCCATCCGCCAATTATATCTTTATTCATTAAAATAGGTAAATTAAAACATAGGCTTTCCGTTCCAGCCCTGCATGATGCATCAAATTGCTGTGGTAAGAAGATGAAACGACATTTATTATATTGTTTTATAAAATCGTGATAAGGCATAAAGTCAGTAAGTTCCATTAAATTATGGCAATTTTTTGGAATTTCACAACCAATTCTTCCAACAAGAAGACCCTTTAGATGAAATTTTTCACACATTATATCCAATAATTTTCTAGTTTGTTCAAAATTATGCACGTATGCTTGCCACCCAAGGGGACAATCCTTATCTTTCGGCTTTTTATCTCCATCCTTCAAGCAAATATATATAAAGTCATATTCTTTTTTCACTGATGGGTCAGGAACGTGTTGTTCGTAATTTGCAAAATCGCTTTCTGTAATATTTACACATGGAAATCCCTGTTTTATCCATTTTTTATTATTTTCTTCCCGAAAGCAACTTAGCCAGCCTCGGGTCAATTGGAAATAATCATATTTAGTCCAAGCATCATTATTACGGTCGTGCAATAAATCATGCGTATTGCTAATTTCTCCTGGGAACTCGCTATAACTACTCAAACCAAGAAAATGGACTCCTTTATCTTTTGCTTCATTATATTGAACAATACACTCATCTCGAGTAAATGGGTGGGTAATGAAAGTAATATTAACTAGAAATTCGGTGCCATCTTTACGAACCCCCCACATATTAAGGAATGGACGTTTCATATTGGGGACTTCAATAACACCAGTTTTGCTAAGATACCATTTATATAATCCATATAAAACACTGGCGATTATAATTAATGTTGTTAATCCAAGTAAAATATGTTTGGTGCTGTATCCGGCAACTACTGGATTGGAAATACGTTTATCAAGTATTTTAATATTTGTTCCTAAACTTTTTCTAATACTCTGCATATTTGTATATGTTCGTAATTTTCTATTATAATCTTAGAAATATTTTATTTCATTAGCAATATTTTATGGTGTATTGCTAGAAATGAAAAAAAAAATTGAATATATTTATCTTTAGATATCTTTAGAAATTGAAACAAATATTTTAGATTTTAGATTCTAGATTCTAGATTGTAGATTCTATATTTAAGAATGGCATTTGAATATGACATTGAGGATAAAGAATTAGAATTATTTGATTCTGATAATATTTTACTTGATTATAGCCAATTTTTATCCTATAGTGATGAGCATTGTGGTGAAGAATGTAATAAAGTATGTGGTGGTTGGTTTAATTTTATACATAAAATACTTCCACAATCTAAACTAAAATGGGTTAAATTTGGTAAAAGTTTTAATAATTCTATAGATGATTTACCAGATGATATAGAATATATTTATTTTGATGATGCAACTAGTTTCAATCAGAAGATAAACAAATTTCCTAAAAATCTAAAAAAACTAACAATTTGTGGATTTAATCCAATAATAAATCAATTACCTTACACATTAAAATATTTAGAATTATATGATGTTAACCATTATTATGATGAAATAATTAATTTTCCGCCAAATTTAATTTCACTTACTACTTTTATTAAGGAAAATTATGAAAATTATAATTATCTACCAATAACACTAAAATCATTACATATAGATTCATTCTATTTTGACAATACAAACGATTATGATAGTTATATAAGTTTAATGAATTTACCACCTAATTTAAAATATTTATATATTGCCGGAAGTAAAAAAATATCTATAAATTGTAATTATTTACCAGATAGCATAAAAGAACTAATATTATATCAGGTTTATACAAATATATATAAATTACCTAGTAATCTCAAAAATTTTGAATTAGATATAGAGAATCCATATTCTAAAGAAATTGCAAAAAGATTTCCTAATGTAAAAATAGAATTAACATATTAGAATTAACATATTAGGCATTAACATATATTAAGCATATCCTTAAATAAATAGATTAAAAAACATTTTATATGTATTATTTAATTCTCTTTTTACCATTTTGTTTTTATGAATTATTATTTTCTATAACTTAAAGCAAACTATGTTAATAATTATTTAATAAAACATTTTTATCTATATGAAAATATTTGTTTCCTAGAATGAATTTTGATGCCATACTAAATAGTAGTATAATTAATAATGTAATTAGTAATGTATCCAGTAATGTATCTAGTAATGTATCCAGTAATATTGTAGTAGATACTAAAATTTGTCAGGATAATGAAAAAATAGAATGTGGAATACCAATTGAACTAAAAGAAAAGCCGACCACACCTGAAAAAATAGACAGAGTAGACAAAGCAGATAAAACGGCAGATAAAACTGACCAAACAATAAATAAAGAAGTAGTTAATATAATAATTAAATCTTGTAAAAATATTACATCTAAGCAGGCATTATTGATTATCCCTATTACTAAATTCTTTTCTAATCGGGAGATGCTTACTAAACTTATTACAATTTTAAAGGGGGAATCAATTTCTTTGAGATTGATTGATTGGTTTGTAACTAATTACTGTAAAAAATTCAATATAATGTATAATTTGAATGATTATCGCCCTAAAAATAATACACAAACAGATGCACAACGGAAGTCTTTTGATAATTTTATTATTGTTCATAATAATTATAAAGGGCAATTAAAGGCGTATAGTAAAAAGAATTTTGACCCCTTTTGTAGAAGGAATCGGATTCGTTTTTATTATGAAGAAAATAAATATTTTATTACTACGGTAGGTCAATTGAATTTCTTTAAATGGGCAATTGAGAATTACATAATTAATTATATTCAGGAACATATAAAAGTGATTGATGAAGATATGAATCTAAGGTCTGAAACTGTAAAAAAAACAGGAACAAAGATTAACCACACAACTCATAATCCAGCATCCATCAATCCCATAAATAATGAAGAAACTAAAAAAAATAAACCAATTGATGGCACAATTCCTATTGAAACCCAAATAAAAACACGAAAAGCAGGTGCTACTAGAAAGAAACGTAAGGAAATTTCTCAATCCGCATCCAAATCGCTTTCGATTCATAATTATCCTACTACATTGATATTTGATTGATTCACGGTGTCATTGCTTGATAAGTATCGGGTTTGCAATTAGGGCGATAAATTGCACCTCTTGAATCAGGAATGGATAGTCCGGGAATATCACCTAATCCTGCAATATTGAAACCAGGTTCTTTTACACTAGCTAGATTACAGTTAGTAAAACCGCCTTTTTGTCTTTGCATTCTACTGTTAATGTTATATTTTTTAGAATTATTTTTTTTACCTTTACTTTTGCTTTTACTTTTACTTTTACTTTTATGGGTTTGGTTTGTTTGATTCTTATTTTGTCTTGAATTTTTTCTTGAGTTATGTTTTTTGGTCTTTCTAGAAAGATGTTTTTGTGATTTATGCATTTGTGTTTATGTATTTTTTACCAGAATACTAATATTTATTTAGTAATAATGAATTTATTATATTTTAATTAGAAATTATTCTGGCTTACCACCAGAATAAATTATATGAATAATATCATATATAAAACTCTCTACACTAATAACTTCCTTGTTGATTTTTGTAAATTCATAAGATAATTCCCCAGCTTTATTAATAATTAATGCTTTGGAATTATTATTTATTTTGCTTGCTAGTAATTGTTTTATAAGATATTTACTAAATTCTAGAAGATCGATATTCAATGATAATAGAGTATATAAAAATTTCCGTATTTCCAAAGCACTATTAACTGTTGATAACTTTAATTTCTTTTTAATGAAATTTTTGACTATGTTATACATTAGAGATTGTCGATATTCATCTGTTTTCAATTTTTCTAATGTAATATCTTGGGTTTCAATGATATATTTTATTTGGCTAATTGTATTTCCTATATTATAATGATTATTGACATATATTTGATAATAATTTTTTATATATGCTGGTAAAAAATGTTTTGATTCAAAAATATCATCTTTTTTGTAATTAAAAGTAAATATTCTGCTAAATTCTTTTTCATCTAGATAGCCAAAATTTATTCTAGCACATGATGATTTTATTTTATATTCTAAATTATTTAGTTTCGTTGTGGTAAATATATATGAAGTATTTGCATTTAGTTTGTCTAGAATAAAATTTATATATTTTTGGGCTTCTGTATTGCATTTTTCAATATGTGCAATTATTATGACCTTTTTCCCACCATCTATAGAACGGTTTTTTCCTATTTTGTATATATGTTTTAGATATAATCCTATTTCTGTGGTGTTGGATAAAATATCAATATTTAGGTAATATAGATTTTCATAAACTAGTAATTTTTCATATTCTCTATCTAAAATTTTCATATAATATAAATTATTAATCTTTCTAGCATCATAAATATTTTCTATATCTTGTAAATATCCAGGAAAATGATTTATTAATCCCAATACTGTAGTTAATTTACCACACCCTTTCAAACCATATATTAATAAAGGTACATCTAGATTACCCTGATAAAACTTTTTTAATTTAGTTACAAATAAGTGCGGGACAAATAATGCTTCTTCTGGTATTTGTTTTTTACTAATATATTCTTTTTCATTATATTTATCTAATTGAAACTCTATATTTGGAGTTGAATTCACTTCAGTTTCACCAAAATCACCTTCTAGAAATGCATCCATTTATTTGAAATATTAAAAACACATTTTTATATTGTTATAAAATATATATTAAAATATAGTAAAAAATATAGTAAAAAATATAGTAAAAAATATAGTAAAAAATATAATAAATATAAATAGATGATTGAAATGGGTGATATAAATTGTATATCTAGAAAGTTTAAAATAAATTTATTTTAATATTGATTGCTTCAATAATTACATCTTTTTCATTATATTGTTTATTTAGACATTAGTTGCCTCTGGTATAAACACTTTGTTATCATCACAATTATTTTGAGTATAATCAAATATAGGTTTTAATCCTAATTTTTCTCTATTGTTATTATTTTCTGTATTTTTTTTAATAATTTTATATGTATTTTCTCTATTGTTATCATTTTCTGTATTTCTTTTGATTATATATCTGTTTCTGTTTGTATTCTCATAATTTTTTTTACAATATTTATTATATATTTTATATATACAAATTACTAAAAATATTATTAAAGCAATTCCGCCTAAAACGGAACCAATTACTATTCCATCAGTGGTGCTTATATCACCACCTCTATCTCCACCATTACCACCTCCATTAACAACAATGACAGTGTTAGGCATTTTAATATTTTGTATGTTAATAAATATTTTACAATGTAATTAAAAAAATGATATGATAATTTTTTATATTAAAAATTAAAATGTAATAATATTTTCTAGAAATCAATATCCTCAATAGTTTCGTCACTTTCGATGTCATTATCAATATTATCAATAATATTAATATTGGTTGTTTTTTTGTTATTTTTATTTTTATTAGAAATGTGTTTGTTTGTATTACGTGCAGTTTTGCAGTTAGCAGAAATATCCTTAATAAATGTAATAATTGGTGTTTCTTGTCGCATACCATTTTCCACATCATAAATTTTCATTGGATACCCTTTACTTTTATAATATTTTTCCCTAATCTTATTCCATTTAGAAAAACTAGAGAATGTATCCTGTAAATCAATTATCAACGGAATATATTGTCTTTTCTTTTTCTCTTCTCTAAGAATTCGCCCTACAGCTTGTTCTATATTATTATGTGGTGTCGCATAAATCAGAGTATTCAAAGTTTTACAATCAAATGCTTCTTCTGCCATATTAAAAGTAGCAATAATTACCCGCTTAGTAGCACTGATATCTAAATTCTCTTGTTTCATCCCACCTAAATATAATCCAACACTACAATTAGGAATAGCCATTTCATTAATCATTTTTTCCATCTGAAAAATATGTTCTCGGCGACAACTTAATAATAATATAGTTCGCCCTTCGCTTATTAGGCGCGGTATGAAAGAAAGAAGGAATTTGGTACGTTTTTCGCATTCGGCAATATTAGATTTCATAGTAACAACATTGGGTTTTCTCTTATAATTTAGTTCTTCTTTACAATATTTTGGATCATTATTTCGATAAATATATATTTCCACTGTAGAATTTGGTATATGTTCCAGTCGCAAATCTTCTTCTGTTTTTTGTATTTCGCCATCCTTATAAACAATTTCCCCTAGATAATATTTAAACACCCGTTGCAAATTATCAGCTCGATTAGGGGTAGCACTTAATCCTAATGAATATTTAAAAGTGTATTTTCCAAGGGAACGAACAAATTGTCGGGCTGCTAAATGATGACACTCATCTGCAATTACCAAGCCAAATGACTGAAAAATATTGAGTGGATAATCTTTATCTTTTCGGGGGTCGCTTAAACTTTGAATCATTGCCAAAACAATATCTTTACGTTGAATATCTAATGTTTTACCTTGAATATAACCTATTTTTGCTTCTGGTAAATATTCCTTTATTCGCTCAACCCATTGATTCATTAAAAATTCTTTATGCACTAGGATAAGTGTTTTCACTTTTAACTCTTCAATTATTTTCAACGCCATTACAGTTTTACCACGCCCGCAACCTACACTAATAATACCTCCACCTACAGTTCTAGCGTGATGTAAATAGGTACTAATAATTTCTTGCTGGTATGGTCGCATAGTGCGTTCTGCAGAAAATGTTATTGTAATTACATCTGGGGTTTCTAGTTTAATTTTATCTGGATTACCAAATTTATTAATGCCGTAATGATAAGGTACGTAAATTTTTTCTGTATTTTCTTTGTAAATTTTATATGGTGTTGTTTCTTCATCACTACCATAACCTGGGCAAACAAATGGAGTAATTGTTAATTCATCTTGAATTACTTTTAGTTCATTGGCAGATATTTTATTTTTATAAAGTGCATATCCCTGGGAGGATACTGATGTTTTGATTTCATTTGAAGTATCCATTATTTAGTAAATTTAATTTAGATTTCCAACTATTCACAACTATTTCTAACTATTCTATAATATCGCTTATCTTCTAATTATTTTATCTTCTAATTATAATCTTGTAATTATAATCTTGTAATTATAATCTTGTAATTATAATCTTGTAATTATTATCTTTATTTTATTCAATTTTTATATTTTTTAATCTGGTAAAACAAAAATAAAAAAATATAAATTATAAAATCAAATATTACAATATAATAAATATTAGTAAATATTAGTAAATATTAGTAAATATTAGTAAATATTAGTAAATAAATAATATCTTTAAATATGTCTGCAAAAATGGTATCTA